TACGCTCGTGTCAATGCGTTTTTATATTTAGTTCGAAATGGTAATCCTGAGAATGATGCGTATACTCAGGATAATGATTTGCTGCCTGAAGAGCATTCGAAGTACAATGAGACATCTGAAGAGTCGTATACTGTTGAGCGAGCAGGTTTGACTCCGTTTGAGTCTACTGAGTTAGCGCAGATGCGTGAATTGGATATTGTGTATTCAGAATGGAGTGAGGCGGTTAATATGACTGCGAGTGAGTTACGTGAGTGGTCTGCACATCCGTGCTCACGTGAGGCGTCATTGAATCCTGAGCGTGTTATTAAGCGTAATTTACGATTATTAGAGAAGAATAAAGAAGAGTGGGATGAGCAAGATATTGAGGATGCTAAGCGCACTGTTTCATTTATTGCACGTATGCGTGGTGCTCGTCCTGATAATATTGATGATGGAACTCATGGGTGTCCGAGTAACTGGTCAATTAGTTTGATGAATTGGGGGTATATGCCATATGATAGTATGCCGGAAATGCCGAGTGATGATAATATGAAGGAATTGCCGGAGGCTAGTGAGATTAGTGTTGAGTTAGCCGAGTACGAGATGCATGAAGTAGAGTTTGATGGCACTACAACCAAGGATTGGGATGGTGTGTCAATGGAAGACTTTGATACTGAAGATATGGAAGAAATTGGGAACCATTTCATTGCATCAAAGTCTGGCTTTCCCGCAGAAGACTTTGAAGACCTGAAAATGCCTGTGGTTGAACCAAATGGTAATTTGAGTTTGAGTGCGTTGATTGCAGTGAAGGGTGGTTCGAGTCCATCTGCTGCTGTTGGCATATCGAATTCAGATATGGGTAAATCATTAGGTGAGTACGTGAATGAACTCGCTCGTGAGAACTTTGATAAGAATTGGGGTGAGGAAGAAGCCTCAGTGAATGATATGAGTACTGATAATACTGAGAATTTGATGAATGATAAAGACATGTCAGGAATGAATTACATGAATGACATGGATTCGATGCATCGAGCGAGAAAAATGATTGAAAAAGGAATGGCTGATGAGTCTCATATGTTCCCGAATAAGATTGATGCTGTGATGATGGCACAGCAAATGGGGCTTGATGGAGCGCATCGGATGGGTGAAATGTATATGCCTGGTCGAACGCATGAAGCCTATATGGATGCTGTTGCCTCGATGGGTTATGGGATGAATTCAGCGTATGGTAGTGATTCAGAAAAAGATGAAGAAGAGTCTGAATCTGAAATGAGTATTGATTCACTCATGGAATATGACATGCATGAGCCATCATATGAGGGGACAACGGAAAAGAGTTGGGATTCCCCTGATTTGGAGGATATTATGCAAGCGTATGAGTGGGATGAGGAGTATGATTCCTATGAGTCGTTGCCTGAAGAGGCGAAGGAGACTGTTGGGAATCATTTCTTGATTTCAATGTCTGGTTTTCCTGCTGATACGTATGGTGATTATAAGTTGCCTGTGGTTGAGCCGAATAAAGAGTTGAGTAAGAATGCATTGATGGCTGCGAAGGGTGGTCGTGGTGTGTCACAGGTGAAGGGGCTTGATTCTGACATGGAGCAGGAGATTACCATGATGATTAATGAACTCGCTGAAGATGAGTTTGATATGGAGTTTGATGCTGACATGGATGAGGATTCAATGTCGTATGGTAGTGATAGTGATGATGAGGAAATGGCTTCTGTGATGCCATCTGCAAATCATGGTGTGAGTGTTCTCACAGGTGATGACTTCCGGCAATTGACTCGTGGTGCTGGTAAGACCGGAGAGAGCGAAATGGACTCGATTATTCATAGTAATAATATTATTGACAAAACAATGACAAGTCAAGAACAATTGCAGGCTAAAATTGAAGATGTTGACAATCCTGTTGTATTGAATCAGGATAATGTCGCTGAACTTCAAGAAAAAGCCCAGAAGTATGACGGTATTTCAGATGATATAGCCGAATTGCGAGAGCGAACAGCAGTCCTCGATGAAGTTGACCAAAAATTAGTTGAAGAATTGTCGGATGCTGATGAGCCAATGGTAATCGAGTCTGCTCGCTTTGAATCATTGTCGGCTGAGGCAGAGCAAGTGAAAGAAGTGTATGCATCACAGTTAGAGGATGAGATGCCTGTCTTTGACGCTGAGGAACTGATGGATAAGTTTACCATTCAGGAACTGAGCGATAAGTATGAAGATGCATTTGGGTCAGTTGAAGAAGAACTGTCACCAAATCCAAAGGGTGTTGATGCAAGTGAAGAAGAATTATCCGACTCGTCTGAGGAAGAAGATGCCTCAGTTGACGAGGAAATTGAAGAAAAGCAAAACGAACTGAAAGAACGTATTCTCAATAAACATAGGTAAAGATAATGGCAGGAATTGAAGATACACCTGAAGGTGGGGAGACTCGCCGGTATGGTAATACGATTGGTGTACCGCATACTGAGTCAGACGACACACGATTAGAAAATGCCGCTATCGAACCAGGTTCGGTTGTTGGTATTAATAGTAGTGGTAATCTTGCAAAGGCAGATGCTGATGCAGGGATTGAACTTATTGGTGTCCTTGTGAATTACCCTGTGTATGGTGCGTCACATCAGGGTGAGCGAATTAAGGGAGATGTCGATGCAACTGTTGCTGTTCAGGGAACGTATGCAGCACAGGCGGTTTCTGGTGCAGTGAGTCCAGGTGACCTTGCTGGAGTTGCAGACAGTTCTCTTAGTGGTGAGGAAGCAGGTCGATTAGTGTCTGGCTCCGAGTATCGTATTGTTGATGTTGATGATACACCAGCAATGTATGATATGGTCGAGGTCGTTCTTTAAATAATTATATAGGTATTTATTAATGAGTCTTACAACAAACGACGTAATTACTGAGGATTTCGTTCGAGAAACTGTCGAGGAAGTCCTTCAAGAGAATTTGGTCTACAGGCAGGCGTTCCAGAGCATTAGTGCGACTGGAATTCAATCAAACTCATATACTTTCAATGTTGATTTGGACAACATGGGAAGTCCGTCTGTTGTTGCAGAGGGAGAAGAGTTTGAGCGTGACCGAAGTGGTATTGAGCAGATAACAGTCACCTTCAAGAAGTACGGTGGCGAGGTTGCCATTACAATGGAGTCAATGGAAGATGGTCTTATTGACTTCAAGGCACGTGAGGTCGAAGACCTTGCACGTGCAATGGCTGAGAAACTTAACGATGAAGCATATGAGGAATTATCGGCTAACGTTAAGGCTACTGTTGGTTCAAACAGTGGTACACTTACGTTCGGCGATATTCGTGATGGGATGATCGAGGTTCGTTCCGATAGTTACGACCCTGATCTGCTTATTGTTGACCTTGATGGATACGGTGACCTCTTGACAGACGATAACTTCAATCGAGCAACGGATGCTGGAGATGAAGTTGTTGATACTGGTCAAGTTGGTCAAATTGCTGGCATGGATGTTGTTATTGACACAACACGAGACATTGCCGGAGGTCGAGGATGTTTCCTTGTTGACACCGACGAATTCGGTTACGAATTGACTCGTACTCCTGTAAGCACAAACGAGTACGAAGACCCAGAACGACAGGCAGACATTATGCAAATCTTCACACGCATGTCGTGGAAGGCAATCTTCCCAGACGCTGCTGTGAAAGTCGAAGCATAAACACACACTTGTTCTTCGAGTATTACTGCTTGACACTCTACAATACACTAGACAATACACACAGTTAAAACTTCTTCACCAATAACACCATCAACATGGTATACACACCACAATACGTTGACTTTGCAGATATTCCTGTGCAAGTGCCTGATGATTACACATCATCACAAAAGGCATCAGCATTAGAATACGCAGAGTCATCTATTGAACTTGATGTTAATGATGGAGAGCAAATAAGCCCAAAGAAACAAATCACGGCAGTTGATGCAGCAGTGAAACAATTGGCAACAGCACACCTTGTTCGAAGTGCTGAAGAACCAACTGATGTAACATTGGGTGATTTGGAAGACGGTGGTGACAGTGCTTCTGAATTGGCTGATGATTTTGAATCATCATATAATGAACAGGTAGA